GGACTGGATAGTGACACCCGCACCACCAATCGTTACCTGACCAGCACCACCTTGGAGGAGGTCGATGCGGGTACCGATGGGGAATGGGACAGTAGCGTTGGTGGGGATGGTGAGCGCGATGGCAGCGGCGTTCGACAACGATACAAGTAGACCACTGTCGTTAAGAGCCAGAGTGTACGTAGTACCTGTCTGAGCGTTCTCACCGATGGTGGAGTACATGCTCTGATCACTGAACCAAGCAGTGGTGCTTGATGCAGAGAACGACGCCGAGCAACCAGCGGGAATCCAGACGGATGCGTTGGCAGCACGACCATCAATGGATGCACCAGTTGCAGGGAACACAGCCAACGGGTTGGCCGTCCTGTTTACGACAAGGACATTCATACGCCCCGCCGTAGCTGTCGGGAGGGTAACACCTCCAGGTGCCGCAGCGTTGGTCGTGACAATGTTGATGTCGCTGGTCAGCGCACCCTGTCCCTGTGCGTTCGTACCGCTGGTGACGGCAGCGGCGAGGCTGTAGGTCACAGCACTGAGCGCGGGAGCCGTACCGAGTACGTTAGAACCGGAACCAGTAGAGACCGTGACACCAGTACCACCACGGGTAACAAGGAGTGTACCCGAAGTGGCATACGACATATTGAGCATCTGGTTGACGCTCGACTGCCACACGGTTGCCGATTGCCCCCAGTAAACCAGCGATCCACCAGCGGCGATAGGCATGGAGCCGTTAACCGCGAGAGCGTCGATGGAGCAACCAGTGGGAGGATAGACGTTGATCGGGTTCGTACCGCGATTGATTACCACCATCACACGGCCAGCAGCGGGTGTCGGCAGGGTGACGCCAGAGGGGTTGGCGGCAGTAGTGGTGATGATGTTTACGTCTGCGGTCAGCGCACCCTGTCCCTGTGCGTTCGTACCAGCGGTTACCGCTACGCTGGAACTCAGGAAGGGGTTGGTGAGCGTAGGCCCGGTGCCGAACACAACGGAGCCAGTACCAGTTTCAGCAGCAAGCCCCCAAGCACTGGCACCTGTGCGCCGCAGAACACCAGTCGTGGCGAGAGCAGCGATAGCGTCGAGGTCCGCGTCCCATGCTTGGGTCAGTGAGCCGATGCCGAGCGATGTCAGGTAGGTAGTGGTATCGACAGTCCACACACCACCGCTACGACGGAGTAGACCGTTCGTGGTGAGACCAGCGATGGTATTCAGTTCTGCGCTGTAGCCTTGTACAGTCGATCCAATGGAGGACGATGCAAGGAGAGCAGACAGTAGCGTACCGCTGCTCTTGATGAGCTTGCCTGTAGCACCGTCGAACAGGACGATATGGTCGGTAGTAGCCGAGGCGGGACCAACGACATCACCAGTACCTGTACCGTTGGCACCAGCGGGACCTTGAGGACCGGGTACAGTTGAAGCTGCACCTGTCGCTCCAGTAGGACCAGCGGGACCTTGAGGACCAATAGAACCCTGAGGACCTGGAACTGTAGAGGCGGCACCAGTTGCACCAGTAGGACCTTGGACCCCTTGGTTACCCTGAGGACCAGTAGGACCTTGGAACCCTTGGTTACCCTGAGGACCAGTAGGACCTTGGTTACCTTGAGGTCCGACGTTTCCTTGCGGCCCTTGTGCGCCCTGAGGACCAACGGGACCTTGAAAGCCTTGCGCCCCCTGAGGGCCTTGAGCGCCGATAAGCGAGACACCAGAGGGCCACGACCCCGAGACTTTAGGTCCGTAGATCAGCCACGACGTGGTGTTGATGTAGAAGTCGCCGTCGTTACCGAGGCCGTTGGATGGAGCGCCAGCGCCTGACCGGATGATCTTGCCCGATGCGAGCAGGGCGTTGACAGCGTCGATACCCGCCTGTGCCTGGGCCTGTACTTCGTCGGCACGGAAGAGTGGCTGCTTGTATGCGTAGTTCTGGTCGGATGACCTGACGAAGCCAGCAGCGAAGTTAACCAGCACGTCACCGGGGGTGGTGCGGATGATGGAAACTGAAGCGCCACTAACCGGGGCTGGAGATATCTGGATCGTGCCAGCGTCCACCCAAGTGAACGAGCGGGGTGAACCGTTGACGAGAACCGAGACGTGAGACTGGTCGAGGTAGGGCCACGAGACTGCAAAGTTAGTCTGTGCGCCAGTACCAGTGTAGGTAATGGGGCTGTAGTTAGCCATCTATGTCCTGTGAAAGAAGAAGGGGAGAGCCGAAACCCTCCCCTTGTTGCTTACTGCTCCTGTCGAGGAGCCATGAGTTCTCGATCCTTGATCATACTCTCAAGCATCAGCATGGTCGGAATGGCGTTGCTGAATGGACTTGAGCGGACCATCCCCTTCACTTCTTGCTGAGAAAGCTCTCGACTCGTCCAGACGGAGTCAGCGAAAGCCTTGGAGCTTGATGCGATGGAGTTGAATAGGTCGATAGGTGCCGAGCCACCGAGAGCGTCGGTAGCCGAACCTGACGTACGCGAACCCATGAACATGGGCTTGAGCGGAGTGAACATGAGACCAGTGTCCACGAGCATAGGAACGATGGACGAGATACCGGAGCGAGCGAAGCCCATAGCGGCGAGGTTGCCTAGGCTCAGTTGCTCTTGGAGGTACTCTTCCCTGTCATCCCTATTGAACGCCCTGATGTTCGCCATCAGTGCAAACGTAGCCGCACCGAACACGATATCCCCGAGTGCGATCATCACTGACTGCTGGTCGTGGTGCTTCATGTTCCACAGTGTGGACTTGTCGTATGCGGCGATGGAGAACGAACGGAACTGCAAGAAGGTCTGCGCCACTGGATGCGAGAAGAACATGGGGAGGTTACCCGGCTCGTTCACCTGGATGATGCGGTTGGTGTACCGCCTCACAGCAGAGAGGAACTTAGACCGGACCTCGGGGTCCCACTTCTCGAAGTTCATGCCAGTGATCTTACGCTTCTCAGGGTCAGCACTGTCTGCCCACTTCACCACCTGTTCACGGATGGCCTTCATGTCAGCCTCGTTGAGGCCCATGTCAGCGATACGATCCTTGAACTTGACGAACTTCTTCATGTCACGAGCGTTGTCAGCGAACCACTGGACTGCGGCTCGCGCTGCCCACTGCTGCTGACGTGAGTGTACCGGACGCTGGAACGAGGTGTACGCCATCACTTCCTTGCCACGGTTGACGAGCTTGTCGTACTTGTCACCGAGCGAACCAAGGCGAGAAGACTTCTCACCAGCCAGTTCCTCTTGGAAGTTATACTTGGACGCACCGATCCAGTAGTCGTTCTCGGTCACGCCCCACATTTCCATCTCACGGGCCATCTTGTTCTTCAACATGATGCTACCAGTGTTGGGATCGATGACGCGCTTGATCGAAGGCATCTGCTCGAACGCGGCTTTCATTCCTAGCATGGAGAACATGCGTCCGAACTCGATTGCCTGGGTGATACCCATTGCGTTCATCAGACGGAGGAAGTTGTAGTCGCGCACACGACGCGCCCACGTAGCGTGAGTGGGGTTCATCTCGTGGAGAGGAAGACCAACCGTAGCGTTGTAGAGGAACTTAGCACGGTCCTGTGCTTGCTTCGACTTGATGCGCCCCTCTTCACCACCGCCACGCCGTTGCCAGTCGTCAGCCAGTGGCTTGAGTATCTTCTGCTCGAACTCTGCGCTGGAGGTGATACCATCAACGAAGAAGCCGGGTGCAGTAGGGTCCTTGATCCGCAGTCGAGCCATTGCCACCTCACCAGCGGCACGACGGGTGTAAGCCATCATAACGTGGTCTACGTTCCTCTCGAAGAAGTCGAGCGGACGGAACTCCTCCATCTGTCCAGTGATCTGGTTCTGGAGCGGAGTGGAGAAGCGGTAGTCAATAGGGGTACGTGCCTTGAGACGAGGGGTCTTGGCGTCGGAAGCGTCCATAGCTTGGACGATTTCCTTCACCACGTCCTCGTCAATGCCAGCGGCACCAAGCACTTCATACATGCGGGACTTGGAACGGCCCGACATGATCTGCGCGATACCATCTTCCTGACCGTACCCGGCCTTGGAGATGTTCGTCAGCCAGCCTTCCGCCACCTTGTCCAGTAGCTCTGCCTTGATGTCGTAACCCTGCTGTGTCATCGCGGCGTCAACCGCCTGACGTACGGCACTCCTGATCTGCACGAAGCCATACTTGGCTGTCAGGTCATCAATGGCCTCACGGTCAGCGATCTTGGGGAAGTAGAACGGATCAGGCTTGAGCCTCTCTGCACCAGCGATGGAGCGGAGGATTTGTCCGTCTTCGAGACCGGGGTTGTGGTAGAGTTCAGCGTAGTGCTTGAGGATTTCCCTCGCGCGTGTACCAGCCTGGATCACTTCAGGTTCGTAGAAGTTAGCGGCGTCGGGGCGAGTGTCTTCAATGAAGTCGTATACGTGCTTCGAGAACTCATCAAAATCCTTGGCACCAGACCACGCACGACGGATCATCCCGTGTCCATGGTTCTCTTGCCACTTGCGGAAGGCTGGCACGAGTGCTTGCTTCCACGAGGCTTCGGTAGCGGTGTGCTTCTGCCTAGCGTACTCGGCAGTAGAGATGGGGGTGACCGAGCCGTCGTTACGACCAACGGCATCCTCACCGAGGTGCGGCATGATCAGGCGTTCCATGGGGCTATCGCTTGCCATGGCCTGACCGACCACACTGATGCGTCCCTTGTCGAGAGCATGGGTCTTCGGAGCGTCAGCGTTCGTCAGTTCCGGTGCAGTCGTTACGCCGGGACGGATAGCGTCGGTGGTAGCCTGTGCAGCACCCACGGATGACTGGGGAGGAACGACAGGGTCAAGGTTCAGTTCCCCTGTAGACAGGACGCGAGGTGCTGTGATGTCAGCAGCCCTAGTACGAAGGGCCTCGAACTCTTCCCACGCGGTGTCGATCTTCTTCGCCACCTCAGACTTCGGGAGCTTTAGGTCTTCGATCTGCCGCTGACCAACCCCAACCATGGAGGGGTCAAGTCGGCCAATCATGCCACCGAGTACCGCGTCGAACGCGAGGCTCCAGCCGTAGTCGCTCAACGGCATGTCACCATCGTCGCGTACCATGTTGAAACCTACACCGAGAGCGGCGTTGGACACTGCACCCGTAAGCATCTTGGCGTTCTTCGCCTTTAAGCCATACTTGGCAACGAGCATAGGTGTAGCGAGACCAGCGGAGCCGATCTCGGTAGCGATAGCAGCGGCCACCTCGGTGGGATCGACCATAGACCACAGGAACCTACCAGTCTGACCGAAGCCAGACGCGGTGGATAGACGGGTGGTCTGTTCGTCTTCCAGCTTTAGGCGAGCGATGGCGCTCTCGAACTGCTTTTCGGAGAAGATGTCCTCGGTAGCAAGTCGATCCTGCATGTAGGCCGGGACTTCCTTCTTCCAGCGTTCGACATGCTGCGGTGTGAGGCTCCAGTTAAGATCAGGGCCTTCATCACCAAAGGAGTTGATCAGTGCCTGAGTGGTCGCCCACTCGGTACCAGCGATGTCAGACATATACTCGCTGTAGTCATAATCGTTCTGCGCCAACTGACGAGCAGCTTCCGCGTCTGCGGTGTCCTGTGCAGTGACCGTCGCTTCATCATAAGGCTTGGGTACCGAAGCGAAAGGCGACGACGTGTCCACAGTCGGCTGAAGTTGAGGCGTCTTCATAGCCTCCATCTCAGCGTCCGTGAGAGGCGGCATCATTTTCGGGACAAAGGTAGTAGCTTCCACTACGGTGTCTCTCCAATAGAAAACCCCCGGCTGTCACACCGGGGGCTGGTTGGTTAGTATTGCCAGGTTAGCGACTGGCCCGCGCCGAGTTGGCTTTTGGTGATTTCGTCCAAGTGCATTCCGTAGTCAGACATGAACGTACCAACGGAGCCAAGACCATTCGACAGCCAGACCGCCTTCAATCGAAGCAGCATCTTCCTGTCACGGACCTTGTTCCCATTGGGATCGTACACGTAGACATCAGCGGCACGTCCACCATGACCGTGATCATCGTGTCGAGTGCTGCCCGTACGCGCACCACCGGAACCCTTCTTGGGCTGACCACCGGAGAACACCTTGACGGTGTACCCTTGGCCGAACACCTTAGCCACGGCGAAGTCGAGCTTGGCTTCGAGCGTAGGGGTGACGGGGCGGTTACGTGTGGCACTTGAGTTGATGTACTGCACCTTCGTGCCGTACTGCCCAGTCGTGTACTGGCCCTTATCGAACCCGCCACCTGAGGCTTCCACCGGAGTGTACTTCGACATGATCTTGGTGACGTACCCACGAGTTTCCTCAGGGAGGTCCGTCCACTTTCGACCACCGTTGATCCACTTGTCAGCGTTACCTGGACCCCAGTTGTATGCGACCAGCGCATCCTCGACCTTGTTGTCGTACTTGTCGAGCATCATGCCGAGGTACTGGGTGCCGAGCTTCCGATTGGTGATCGGGTTCATCAGCATGTCGATACGGGTCTCTCGGTCAGCACTGACGTAATCAGCCATGCCGAGCGCCTTCGCTGCATCCACGGCACCAGTGTCCACGCCAAGCTGCATCAGCCCGAAGTGATCACCAGTCGGAGACACGGCGGTGGGATCACCGCTAGACTCAGCGATGATGACGATGGATGCGAGGTTGTCCTGAGTGATGGATGAGCCGGGGAGGAACGTGGTGGAGCCGAAGCCACCGGAGTCCATGCTCGCCACGTCATACGTCTTGGGGTCAAGACCTTCGACAGCAGCGGTGCGTCCTTCCTTGGCGAGAGAGCTTAGAAGGTCAGCAGGGCGCGTCATGCTGGTGTTGCTGCCATCGCCGCCTTCGCGGTCAATGCGCTGTTTCTCCCATAGAGCTTCCTGTTCCTTCATCTTCTGCCACTTCTCCTTCTGCGCCCAGAACCTGTTACGGTCCTCGGCATTCGTCAGGCCGTTCCACACCGATTCCCAGAAGCCCTTCTTACCGTTCGCACGGTCTTCAGCTTCCTTGATGGTCTTCCACATTTCCCCATCCTTGTACCGATTGTAGTCGGCAGGGGTAATGAGGACAGGTTCACCACGACGGTTGGTCAGGATGGCGTTGCCCTTCGCAGCCTTGAGCATCCACTTGTCACCGACACGCACAGGAATGTAGTCCTCGGCATCCAGTGCTGGATCGTTGGGACCACCACGCGCACCAGAGAGCTTGCGAGGGATTTCGAGATTGAGGAACTCAGCGAAGCCTTCCTTGTCACCGATGCCCTTGGCGTTGACGAGATAGCCACCGCCAGTCCAGTCAGCGTTAACTTGGATGTAGTCTGCCTTGACTACCTCGACGGCACGAGCAATCGCATCATCTTCCTTCATACCCGAGCGGGCATAGAAGTCAGCGAGCTTCTTGGCTTCGGCAGTGAGGTCAGCAGGGACGACACCCTTGAACGCCATGCCGAACATGGACGAACCAGTTCCGCTGATCTTGCTCTCCATCTTGCGGACAGCAGAGTCGTTCCAGAAGATACCCTTGACGGTGTCAGGATAGTTCGTGATGCGGTTGGCAATGTCGAGCGCCTGGCCCATCGCCTGTTCCGGCGTGGAGACACCACCGCCCTCGAACGCATTCGCCCTAGTCTGAGCGATATGGTAGGCTTCGAGGATGGTACGGGTCTTCTCGTCCTTGGCGTACGCGGCTGCGATAGACGGGTCCTTCTCAGCCAGCTTATGGTAGGTCTCAAACGCCAGCTTAACGTCAGGGGGAACGTCCTTACCACCGCTGCCGATCCAACGCTGGAGCGATGTACCCGCAGCTACGTTGTCGAACAGCGCCTTCCACTGCTTGTTCTCAAGCTGGTAGTTGGAACCGTAGAAGTCGATCTTGGAGTTGATGTCGTACTCGGCAGCGGCTTCCGGCCCCTGAGAGGCGCGAACCTCCTCGACCTTCAAGCTGTGCTGCTTCTCCCACGCGGCGGTGGTGTCATCCAACTGGTCCTTGACGGATACCGTGGTCGTTCCGCTTCCGTCCTTCGCAGGGATGGTGCGCTCTTGGATACCAGAGAGACCGCCACCAGTGGTCGCAATCTCAAGGTTGCCAGCGGTGATAGCGTCACGAGCGGTGAGGCTCGCAGCTTCCGCCTTGGTCTTCTCAGCCTCGGCCTGTGCCTTTGCGATAGCCTGTGACTTGGCAACGCGAGACTTGACCATGAGGTCTTCGGCTTCAGCGGGCTTGATCACACCGCTGTCTACCGACGCCTTGATGATCTGGTCGTTCAGTTCACCCTTCGACGCAAGGAACTGCATGTTAGCGCGAGAGGCGTAAGCGTCGTTGCGTACCTTCTCGGTAGACACAGCGATAGCCTTGGCCTTGGTCTCCTCGGCCCACTTCTGGTGTTCCGGGTCCTTGAGCAACGAGGCTCGCATACCTGGCACCTGAGTGTTGAGGAGTTCGAGCGTAAGCTCTACGTCACCAGACTCGGCAACACCTTGCACCGCGTTCTTGAACGGAGTGTTGGCATCGACGCCAATGAACTCAGGGTTCGCACGGTCACCTGTCGATTCCTTGCGGAAGGTAGACCACGACGTGAGGAACTCCGCAGCGATGGTACGCGGGGCGATGTTCTTGTTCTTGCCGTCAACGATGATGTTACCAGCTTCAGCGTCGAGGCCCTGCTGGTAGACCTCCTTCTTCTGGTTCTTCTGGAACCCAACTTCCTTGTCTTCGAGGGTCTTGATATGCGTGTCGATAACGGACCACGCACCCTGTCGAGCAAGGCGGTTCTGCGGAGAAGTGAGGTCGTTGTAGTTCTCATTCAGCCACTCAAGGGACTTACCCTCAAGGTACTGGCGAACGGTCTGACCGGATGACGGATCGTAGTCCGCATATATATCCGTAAGCGTGTTGGAGAAGTCCACACCCGCCTTCTTACCCATGACCGTAGCGGCCATCTCAAGGGCGAAGGGGTTACCGTTGGGCGTGTCATTCTGTGTAATGACTTGCTGGAGTTGAGGGAGCGTGAAGGTTTCCCAAGGCATCTGCCCTGCGATCTTCTTGTTCTGCTCATCCGCCATCGTGGCCGCAGCCTTGGCATCACGAGCAGTCTCACGAGCGGCGGTATCAGCCTCACGCTGATCAGCACGTATCGCACGCGCCTCACCTCGGGCTTCTACCTCGGCTGCTTTCGCTGCACGTATGCGGCTATCGTTAAGTTGGGAAAGAGAACTGGACAGTCCACCGAACGCCTCCGCGATAGCGTAGAGGTCACGTCCAGCATCCCGCCTTTCGACGGGACGGACATAGGTACTGCCGGGTAGGCCAGCGGGTTGGATTGCCTGTACGGCTTTAAACCCCGGCGTCTGCACACGGCCTTTACGAAGACGTTGGTTCATTTGTTATCCGAATGCTTTGACGGCGCTGCCGAACATATTGATTGCGTAGGGGAGGAACGAGGGCTTCTGCGGCTTGGGGACCGAGTTGATCTGGCTCTGGCCCTGTGCCGCCGCAGCCTGTCCTTCACCCGCCCAGTAGGTGCGGGAGTAGTCGAAGTTGGTGCGAGTGTTTTCGGCATAGCGAGATTCACGCGCGAACATATCTCTAACGATGGCACCGACAGAGACACCAGACACACCGCCTTCCGCCGAAGCGGTACGGGCAGAAGCACGGGCCTTGAGACCCTCAATGCTCGCCTCTTCAAGCTGCTGGTCGGCAGCGGCCTTCTCTTGGATGACGCGGTTGTTAATCGAGTCGTAGCGAGCGTAGGTAGCAGTCTTGGCGTTAGCCACGTTAGCTCTGTACGTCGCCTTGTCTTGAGCGTACTGAGCCTGTGCGCCTTGGTAGCTCGCAACACCAGACGCTATACCAGCCACGGCACTCAGGATAGGGAGGATGGGTAGGGCAACACACATGGTTTAACCTTTGTAAAAAATCGTTGTTGGGTCCCTGTGTATGGTGAAGTGCGACTTCCGTGGAACTCACAGCCAATCCATTCGAGCCATTCGATATGGAGCGTGTTGCGTTCATCAACGTAGTTCCACAGGGTGTATCTATCAGTTAGACCGTCGATCCACTTCAAGCTCTCCTTGAGGAAGAGGCGTCGGTATCGGAGGAGTTCATCTGTAGCCAGCATCCACACCTGTTTGTCGTAAGGTGTGTGACCCTCTGCAATGCCGCAGATGCCTACCGGGGTGCCAGAGGGGTTCACCATCGTGTAGGTCTCCTCCGATATCTCGACGGAGAGTAGAAGGGCAAGTTCCCCCGGCATCCCGGCAGCGGCTAGGCATTCATGCCTGTCAGCCTCGCGCATGTTTCGCGCTACTACTGTTATATCCGTCTGCCTGACGGGTCGAAGGAACTTGCTCAACTTATACTCTCCTGGCCCTGATGTCGTAGTCACCTTCCCATTCTGCACCAGTGATACAGTCAGGGAGATGTGTAGTAGACTCAACCCAAATCTTTGCCCGATCAGATCGTGCCTTCACCGGGAGCGTGAATGCTCCACGACCAAGGATGATCTTGTTGGGATCGAAGGCAGCGTCATTGGAACTGAGCGACGTGAACGTCTTCGAGAAGATCGGCCCGTCGATGTAGGGCTGCACGTACGCCGTGAGTGTCGCGGTGTTGTCCACATGGAACCACATACGACGAAGGCGAAGGTGTGAAGCCTGTACGATAACCTCACGATCACCACGCTGTTCCCTCATGTAGATACGAGAGAATTGGAGGTAGGACGTGAACGGAATACCGAAGACCACAGGCAGTTCAGCCAGAGGCACCGTGATCATGTTCCCTGACCTCGACACAACGGTGGCCGGAAGTCCGTGGGTATCTCCGCCCCATCTGTACACTTCTACTCCGGTTGCCGAATAGGGAAGGGTGAACACCCGGTTAGACCCTGAGACGGTAGGAGTTAGAGAGGTAGACAGGATGCGGCGATCCATACGGATCATCCAGTCCTTACCGCTGTCGAACAGGTTAGCCGCACAACTCATCTTCTCAAGGAACAAGGTGGTCCCCCTGCGAAGAACAAGGTGAAGCTCGTCATCAAAGAATACTGAACCGAGAACCTCGGTACCAGTAGGGAGCGTCCACTTATGCCAAGCAGCTTGGAGCTTTTCGTTCCCTGACCAGAAGTATTGGTAGACATACGCTGGAGCGTTTACGCCAGCGGAGTAGGCGAAGGCCATGTTGACCGAGTCCGATGCAGTGATACGCTCGAACGTGGTCGGTAGGTAACCTGGAGCATGATCCGAGATGGAAGCATTGACGGACTCGTCAGTGTCCGGTGCCGTGAACAACTCTCGCATATCCCCGTACGCCTTACCGGAGCCAGCAAAGATGATGGACTTCGTCAAGGGAACAGGTTGAAGACTGAGGTTGACTTGAGCCGTCGCGGCCACAGGGAGAGCTACGTTGCTTGGCGTTAGTAGGTCACCAGCGGTAAGCCTGTGGATCGACTGGTCAGCGAAGAGGTATAGGTCCTCTGCGAACGACACAGCATACTTGAAGATAGCGACATTGTCGGACGTACCAGACACGTCAATGGGGTCGTCATCAAGCACGGCAGTGAGTGTCGTACGCCAGAAGTCAAAGAACTCTCCCGGCCTCGTCATCACGATGGATTCGTTGCATAGGAACCCTAGTCGCGCCCTACTGAATACAGCATCGTTGATCGTGGCTCCGATGAAGGAGGGGTCATCTTCGAACTCACCTACCTTCCTCTGTACCCATGTGGCCCTCTTGAATGTGAAGGTGCCATCATTGTTTCGAACAAGGGTGTGAGGCATGGTGGTCGAGTCAAAGGCAATGGAGATGTCAGGCTTCGGACATTCCTTCCAGACGACGCTGTCGTTAGCGTCGTTACCATCAGGCTTATCCAGCTTTACCCAGTAGTCGTCAAAGCCATCCGTTGGGCTACCCGCGACTGTGACAACAAACCCTACCGGACCTTTGTTAGGCAAGTCCGAGAAGTCCTGTACACGGTCCTTGATAGCCAGAATGCTATCTCCGTCGCCAGCGCGATCAGTTTCCACCGCGATGGAGAACACAGTGTTCGACTTGTTCTTGATCCAGATGACGTTCCCGTAGCACTTCATATCCCAAGTAGCCGTACTCAGGTTATCCACTAGGCGGGTGGTGATAACGGACTCGCTCCCTGCGGTGTCACCGGAGTAGTCAGCGTCAGCGAAGCCACCTCCAATGGTAGCGACGTTCCATCCGTTAACAGTGCCGGATGTAACATCTCCAGAGATCAAGGTACGGGCCAGGTTCACAGGAGTTACTGTCGCCTGTTCCCGAAGCTGGTTCACTCGGGTGTCATCCACACCGTCAGGCGTGGAGTACTGTGCTACCACGGCACCATTGATGAAAATCTTGTAGACACGAGAGAAGTTAACGGCCCTACAGAAGACCAAGGCTTCCTGTCCACGCGCGGGTGACTTCACCGTAGCGTCCAACGCTACTGTCCTCGTCTTGTTGACGATGAAGGTGTAGTCGGCGGATGTAGCCGCAGCAAACATAGACTTCGGAGAGGCTGCTGTGAGATAGGACTTACCATCAGGGAACGTGACAGTCTTGGCATTGCCAGCACTATCAAATACCTTGAGGTCGCCGTTGTTGATCAGGACGTGGTAACGCTCAGATGCGTCACGGTTGATCGGGTGGTAGAAGTGGTCGCCCGAGAACGTACCCGACAACTGAGCGATATGCTCAAGAGAGGGACGCCTCTGGTTACCAGTGGCCGGATGCGAGAAGCGGTTCACCATCTCCTCGACGTGAGTAGGAAGACGCATGGCGTCCACCTGACGCGACACCCCGTTAACGAAGTGGGGGATAGAACTGGAGAAAGCCATGAATGGTCCTTACGTAGCGGGGTAGAACGGGAGCCGTCCGACCAGCGCCTTGGCGGTGTGGAAGCTATCCGTGAGCATGTTGGGTCTGCGGATCAGGGACTCGGATCGACGCAGTGCAGCCAGCGCCTCATACTTCCGCTTCTCTGTGAAGGTGGCGCGACCAGATGCAGCGGCCTCGTTACCTACGTACTCAAGGCCAGCGCACTGCACGATGTAGTTCCGTGCGGACTGCGGTATCTTGGAGAAGTCGTAATGTAGGACGTACGTGCAATACAGGTTCTGAGACCACACAAAGGTGTTGTTCTCCAGGTCGAACAGCTTGCCATCAATGTAGGAAGCAGCGACGTTAGAACTGTCGCCAGTCGTTTCGATACGCAATGTGTTCGTCGGGACGTTGATGTTGTTGGAACCGTCCCGCGTGAGCAAGACGTTAACTCGGGCGTTAAACCGCCAACCCTGTTCCTGTACCGTCATGTTGTGGTGACGGAGAAGTTCGAGAGCGTCAGCGGCGTCCTCATGCGTTGCATCCTCTAGGGTGAGAACGCGGGACTCACCGATGGCGCGAAGCATGAGGTTCACGGCGTCGAGTTCAGTAGTGAGAGTGAGAGGGTTGACGGGCATGTGAGCCTCAAAGAGAAAAAAGCAGGACTGCTCTTTGTGGGAGCAATCCTGCTAGTTGGAAGTAGAGAGAGAACTAAGAGCCTAAGTGATTAGGCGTTCTTGAGTTCGACGGCGCACTGCGGACGGATCGGGCCGTGACCCATCGCATACGCAGCCACCATGTAGTGGCCGCGCTCACGAATCTGGTACTCGGCCTCGGTCTTGAGGTCCATCAGCTTGACGGTACCCGCAGCATCCGGCGTCCAGATCACGCCACGCACGGTGGAGTAGTTCAGACGATAGGCAGCGGGGATGTTGGAGTTGGCCGAGTCGTCGGTACCCGGAACGTTGTTCGACTTGAGGATGGTGATGCCAGCGATAGACTGGATCGTACCATCAGCGTACGAACCGCGACCATCCCAGTCCTTGTTGATCAGGTCGTTCTTCTGAACAGCGAGGTAATACTGGGCGGGACGGAGGGCGAGGCGGCGGTTGCCATCCTCAACGAACTTCTCGTCCAGCGCCTGGGCGGCGGAGTAGATCGAAGCGGCGAGAACAGCGGCGTCCGTGTGAACGGTAGCGGCGGTGATAGAGGTACCACCGGATTCACCCGTCACAACGTTCGAGCCACGAGCGGCGCGGATGATGTTACGGGCAACGTTCTGGTCGAACTGCTGCGCGAGGGCGTCACCCATGGCCTCAGTGATCGGCGCACGCACGTCCCAGTGAGCGAAGGCTTCATCGATGGACGCGACGAAGGCGTCAGCGAGAAGCTCACCGTCAACGCCGATGGTCACTTCGTTGTGGTTCATGGCCTGACCAACCTGGGTCACACCGGGCGTAACGTAGCGGGCAGAGAGACGGCCAGTCGCCGGGAAGGAAACGGACTTACCAGCCGTGATGTTACGTACACGGTGGTACTGCTCGAACATGGTCTTGTTCTTGAACGCGGTGAGGACTTCGCCAGCCGCGAGCTTGAGGAAGAGGGCGAGGTTGTCGCCAGCGTTGTTTACTGCACCCGGCAGCAAACGAGTGAAATCAGTCATAGGAATGTATCCATTTGCGGGAGGAGGGATTGTGATCCTCGGCTGCATCTGGAACGGCAAGATTGTCCGCACCTATTCACCGCCGCAGCGGTTACTCAGGATAGGGTCAAGGTTCTAGCTAGTGCCTTGGAAGTCGCCACGTAAGAACGTAAGCGCGACTATGTTCGCAATGGATAGGACTGAGACGGGCTGGATGCTTTCGCAGAGCCAGTTCCCGTCTGTATGTCTTAGATGAAGTTGCCGTCGATTTCGTCGGTAGGCATTTCAGTGATCGTCATCGTGGAGTCAGCGTCCACGACAGCAGCCGCAGCTACACCGAGGGCGATCTGAGGGATGAACGTACCATCAGCCGTACACCGGAACGTGCCAGTGACCGTGATAGTGCCAGCGGTAGCAGTGTTGGCCGCGACCAGAGCAACAGCAGTTGCCACCTTCGAGACGGTGACAGTGCCAGCCGTAGCCGTAGCGAGAGCCGCCTTGATTGCATGGGCAGTGTAGTCGATAGCGCCGATGGTAGCGGAGCCAGCGAACAGGAGGGAGAATGCACCGGACGTAGCCGACAGCGACTCAAGCGTAACGCGCATTGAGAAGCTGTAGTTCTTACCAGCCTCAGCCATGAACGAGCGCCCGAAGAGGGACTGTGCGGCGGTCTGCGAGGTCAGGGTGCGATTGGTAGCGAGACGCAACACATGCGCCCGACGACCACGAGAGGGAAGCGTGATCTGCTTGGGGAAGGGAACGAGAGGTGTGCGGAGGGTGTCGTCAACGCTGACATCCGAACCGTTCAACCTGGTTAATACAGTAGCCATGGACTATCCTTTGAGAGTGAGTTTCTTGACCGGAAGTCCGGTGGAGGTATCGATCTTCGCTGCGATCTTCACAGCGTCAACGGCTGATGCACCAGCGTACATGGCAGCAATAGCGAGAGGACCCCCGCTGCCAATAGCAAAGAACTTGGCACCACGAGGAGCGGGTAGAAGATTGCCGTTCTCAATCTCGCGGACCTTTCCGTTCTTGTCGATGAGGATTGCGCTGTACGCACCCTCGGGAGGCGGCTCCTCTTCATCAGCACAGGTCATCCAGTCGATGAACTTCTGGCAGAACGCGACGGAGCCAGCGGTGCCAACGAGGTAATCGCCTACACGTTTGATCTTCTGATAGCTGCCGTGAACCTTGGTATCGCCAAGGGTAACGAGACTGTCACTGGCAAGTACGCCATCACGGTAGGCGATTGTCGTCATCGTGAACACCTCTTCTTAATGTGGTCCCACTTACCGCCACGGAGTTCGCACTTCCTCCACTCAGCCTCGACCTTAGGGTCCATGCGCTTGAGCATGTATGCGAGGATGACAGGCTTGAGCTTGTCGATCAGGATAGTGCCGAATGCGATGTACGACTGCGGGGACCGGAAGAATGTGAACGCTCCCAGTCCCGCGCCGATCAGTAGAACCAACACGAATGCTGTGATTAGCAACGTGTCAGTAGACATGGCTTACGCCTTGGGCTTGTTAGGGACCCAGTAGGTGACAGCCGCAGAGGCGATGGCACCGAGAACGGACGAAGCGAGTTCGATGTTCGACGGCGTGGCCCACCCTCCGGTGTACTTGTCGAAGCCGAACGCTGCGATCAGGCCCACGAGAGCTGTGAGGAACGTAGCGATGGCCTTATTGAAAGTCGTATTCATTGGTACTCCTACGGAAGACCAGCGAGGAGACCCGCTGCCCTCCACTTCTTGAGTGTGTCTATGCCGATTTCAAAGTGCATACCGTCTTCGGTGTTGAAGTGAGCGCCCCAGTACCAGCCGTGCTTGTTGAAGATCGGTGCGATGAGTGCGAGACCGGACTGAACCTTGCCGTCTCCACGCTCGTCCAACACGCCGTCAATCTTGAGGTCAACTGCTGTACCCCACGAGTGATTGCTGATGGATGTCTTCGAGCCACGCACCAGACGGCAGCACAACATGCCAGCCGTCGAGAGCTTCATGTCAGGATACGCCTTCGCAATGTCCTTCATAACATCCTTGAGAGAACGGACAGCGAGGTCAAAGCCAGTGACGTTGAATGGACCGACATCTGCGGTCACCATTCGAGCAGCTAGCTTCTTGTTCCTGACAGGGCCACAGTTGACACCGTATCGGGTGGATGGCTCACCTAGGAAGATCTTCATCATCCCGTTGGTGGCACCACCGATCCCACGATTTACATCGAAGGGTACTTTGATTTCATTCGTGTACTTGCCCATTAGAATGCGGTGGTCCTAGAGAGCTTGTCGAGAACCTTGCGCTGGAAGGCAGGGTCCGTCTTGTAGCGAGGGTCACTCATGTCAGCGGACATCTCGGTGCGAGAGCCATAGCCCGGTTCAACTGACGGGGCAGGGCTACCGTCGAGAACGCGAGTGGGCTTCGAGCCGTTCGCCTGGGCGTACAGCATCGCAACCATCTTCGATCCTTCGACCTGCTTGGCTACGTCATTCGATTCCCACAGGGAGTTGATGGCTTCCTTCTGAGCTTGAGGGAGATTGGTCTTGGCCCATTCAAGGATGGTATCGGACTTCTCCTTACCGCCGAGTGGCTCGTGAACACGAAGCTCACGGTACTCGAACGCTTCCTTCTGCGCTACGGCGAAGGCATCAAGGAGCGTCTCGGCTTGGTCACCGAACTTATCCTTGAGTGCATCCACGAGAACCGTACGGTCCTCCTGTGCAATCTCTCCCTTCTCCCAGAAGCGGGCAGACATGGCGTCAACGTCGAGGCCCTTGGCCTTGAGGTCGTCAACGACGGCGTCTTCCTTCTTCTCGGTATCGTCGGGCTTCTTCTCACCAGTAGCTTCGGCGTCTGCCGTAGGCTTTACGTCTTCCGGCTTCGGCTCCGCTTCCGGTGCCTTACCCTGCCGTAGACGGGTAAGCTCTGCTTCTAGGTGACGGTAGCTTTCCGCCATCTGTTCCGGCGACTTGAACTTCTGGTCAAGCCACTGCGGACGCTCGTTGGCGTCAGGCTTCGGGGGTTCTGCCGAAGGTGCGACGGGGCGTTCAGACCCCGTCACTTCTGCCTTCAACGCGAAGGACTGCGCCGTCATTAGTGCGTGGTCACCTTGATGACTACGTCGCTGCCGTCCTTCTTCTTGTGAGCGATCAGGAACTCACCCGGTGCGGTGCCGATTTCAATCGTACCCTCGGGATGGACCTCGACCTTCGGCTCTTCGACCTTGGGTTCCGTGGCCTTCACGTCTTCTTTAGCCATTCGTAGGCTGCTCCATAGATTTGGTTGCCAGTTGCGTACCAGCCTTGATAGCGTCCGGTCCCATCTGTTGGGCCATAGCCATCATCTGATCTTGCTGCATCTCTTCCTCGGTCTTGATGAGACCACCAGTGTCGATGGAGAGAGACGCGGCGACACGCTTCAGGTATTCCGCTGGATTGATGTACTGTGTAACGATTTGAGGTCCGAGGACCTGAGATGATGTAGCCAAGAACTCGTTCAACTTCCCGAGGTCCTGACCGCGACCAAGGGCTTCAACACCCGTCACGATCATAGGCTTCACTTCCTTCGGCAGCTTCGGGATATCCTTGCTGTCTTCCAGTGAGGCGAGAAGTATCTGAGCGACACTAAGCTGCAAGCTCTGTGACAGCACTGAGTACACACCCCCGAGAACGTCTTCCAGTTCACGAGCCATGTAGCGGATTTCCTCCGCAGTCACCCGTTCACCGTTGCGTTGAATGGCGGTGTTGAGCAAGAAGGCATACGCCAGTCGCTGCTCAATAGATTCCACCATCTTGAACACTACGTTCAGATCGGCTTGCTTCTCAGTCTGTAGCACGGCGATGTCACCGGGCCGTCCTTCAACGAACGCACCGTTCTCTGCCTTCGCAAGGTCTTCCGCGCGAGTGGTACCCGCAGGGTCAACGAGGTAGATGAACTTCGACATGATGATAGAGCCACTGACCATGGCTTCCATCAGGCTCTCTAGGGTGTAGAGGTCACCGTAGTAATCCTCGACGTAACCACGCCCATAGTCTTCGCCATCCAGCTTGTTGAAGCGGAGGAAGAGATAGGGCATACGGTCTTCGGGATACGTGGCCTCTGTGCCTTCGATAACCTGGTCGATCACTTCCTGATGAACGTGGTACTTCCCGTCCTTGAACTGGATGTAGGTGTACAAGGGGATCGTGCGGGCATCAGGGGGTGTGAGGTCCGAGGGTGCGGGCTTGGAGGTGGGCTGTGCTGCTTCCAGCATCTTCGCCACGTCTTCGGGCAGGGCAGCGCGAGCTACCTCTTCCTTGATGACAGCCTCAAGCAGCCGTCCGTCAGGCGCACGTTTGACCACATAGTTGGTCAGCTTGAAGTAACGGGCCTTGGCAGGGTCGGGAAAATATAGACAGGAGTTCCCTGCAACGACCAACTGCTTCATCACTTCACTGAGTGTCGGGCGGAACTGCGAACCCTCTAGGGTGAACAGGGCCTTCTTCTCAATGGCAGACAAACTCTTCTCCACTTCACCACGAGCGTTCTCGACGCCAGTGAGCTTCTGTAGAGTGAGGTCATCCACCGAGAGCTTGAAGTTGGTGGTGTTGGGCGGGAACAGTGTCAGCATCAGCTTGGCTGAAATGTTGTTAACGCCTCGCGCACCAATACTTTGGTAAGGGGTATACAACTGCTGTGTCGTTACATCGTCGGTCTCGGGAAACAGGGAAGGGATGGTTACCTTCGCCTGATTCCTGGCCCGGTTAATGTACGGTTGGCGCGTAGTTTGAAGCGCCGAGTATCGGGCTGCTGCTCCCATCAGGTATCCTTACAGTCGAAGGCCGGAAGAGACAGCGGGGTTAAGATCGATCTTGAGACCGCTACGTCCACGCTTCTTGGTTTCGGTATTGGTTCGTGTCTCAGGCTTCATAGCGGCTTTAGGTGCTTCCTCTGGAGTAGGGGGAGGACCCGGCATGATAGGAGCCTTTGGGGGTTTGGGCGGCTTTGGTAGGCACATGGATTTGTTCTTGCCTCTCCAACTCTACTTCGAGGAAACGCACCACCTCTCTCATACCTCCACGCCACATGAGGTCACCGAGAGGCTCGTCCTTACGGGGAGACATCTCAGGGAACTTTTCACCTAGCCACTTGACAAGGGCAGGGTCGAGGGGAGGACAAGGGGGGAGCTTGACTTGTGTACGCATAGGGAAAAACCTCGTATGCTATAATGGAGGGGTCTAGGATTTTCTTGACAACGCGGCTTTCTTACGCTCCGCGAAGAAGATGATCTTGTTGAGGTCGTACATCATGTCGGTACCGTGCTTCTCACCTAGTCGGTAACAAGCCTTGAAGATGTTGCCGATAGCGAAGTCCATCTCCTTGTGTTCGATCAGGTCGATCAGGTCGGTGGCACCCTCCGGTATCTTGTAGTAGTCCGTGGACGAACCATCCGACTTGATAGTGGTGGGGCCAGCTTCCTCCTTGATGTTGTTGAGACAGAAGGAAGCGTCATCCATAGAGCAGGGGATGACTACGTCGTGGTCGCAGAAGTGACAGGAGACGAGGGGGGTGTCCAAAGAATAGGTTCCTCTTTCTTGAAGTCGTAGTCGGATGCCCTGAGAATGCGAGAGCATCGTGCTTGGGAGAGGGCGTACTCCATGTCGTGACCAGCCTTGATGAAGGTCTCGAACACAGCGTCCCACCCGTCGTTAGCTATCCGTTCAGCCCTGACGGCACCTATGCCCTTACAGCCAGGATACCCGTCAGTGACATCTCCGGTCAGCGTCTGGACGCGGTGTAGGTGATCAGCCACGTCCTCGGTGATGTAGTTGATGATCGGCTTTCCCTTGCTGTTGAACTTCATGTTCCACACAGCGGTAGGGATGGTCATCATGTCCTTGTCAGCGGATACGATAACCTTGTCGTAGTCGGGATACGCCAAGGGGTCAGTAGCAATGATGCCCATCACGTCGTCAGCTTCCAGCCACTCACGCTCCGACGTTTCGTAGTTGGCACGTATGTGTTGCTTGAGTGCGCTGAGAACCATGGGGCGGCGTACACCGTCACGGTTCGACTTGTAGGCGGGGTAGACCCACTCCTTGCGGAACGACTTGGATGACGATAGGCAGACGATCAGTTTGTCAGCTTCAAGGGTGGTGAGGGAGGACTCGATGTCTGTCCTCATGTTATCCCACGCCAGACCTTCGTCAGCATGGAGTGTCCACAGTCCCTCTCCCCAATGGGTAGCGACCTCGGCAACGGCGGCGTAGCGATAGGCGAAGATGTCGCCGTCGATCAGTAGGAGCTTAGGCTTCACTCGTCCTCCATGGGTTTGCTGATGCCGTACTTGTTACGTAGACGCTGCGCCCATTCGATAGGTGTAGCTGCGATGGTGTCGATCACCGCGTCATCGATCTGCGATAGCGTCAATGAAGGTGCGGGCGTCGTCGGGGTGGAGGTGGAACCATTCACCGGAGCGGTGGTACCCACGGACTTGTTCGAGCAGTATTCGTTCTGCCCATCGCATGTCCTCGAACTCTCGCACGTAGTGCAACTGATAGTCCCGGTTGGGAGAGCCAGTGTTGTAGTGGCCGAGGCGGTCTTTAGGATTGAGAGAACGCCCGACTTTACAGAAGCCAGGCCATGCCGGATTACTGACAACATAGAGGTATCCCTTTCCATTAGTGGGTCTCAGCCCAGTTTGCTCCTTCGTCGGCGTTTCCTGCGAGAGGACACCGGAATTTGTAGAACTGTCCTGCGAGTTCAATCGCGCGTACCGATTCTTCCTTTACTGTGTTGACGTGTTCTGGCTTCACTTCGATCTGAAATTCATCATGGACGTTAGCCACGAACTCATACTCCAACCCCGGAGTGAAACCGAGACGCTGAAGTTCATCGTCAAGGATGACGAGAGCCTTCTTCATCACGATTGCACCAGCGGACTGGAGCAGTGTGTTCAGTGCTGAGTGAGCAGAGCGAGCGAACAGCTTACCGCCGTCGAGTGACCTGAGATAACCAACGGTCTTGAGCTTGGCCTGTACCTTCTCGACAAGTGTGCCGAGGGCAGGGAGACCAGCCATGAAGTTCTTCTTGGACTTGGTACCAGCGGCGCGAGCGACAGCGTCAATCTTCTTCCCCTGCCGCTTGTCATACGTCCAGTCTTCCGGCTTGCTTGGGTCACCACGGTACCCCATGATCCACCCTAGCTTCTCCGAACCCGCGCCATAGATGTACGCATAGAACCAAGTCTTTGCGATATCACGGCCCGGTAACATGGTGCCGTCTACATCGTAGAGTTCCTTAGGGTCCATGCCGAGGGCGCGGCAGTTGACGGAGTGCATGTCGGTTCCCTTGGACTTGTCCCCCTTGAGGATGACATCGATGTATGCTCCCTCATCGAAAGCTGCCATGTATCCAGCAAGAAGGCGAAGCTCAAGAGAGTCAGCATCGCAGCCGACCAAGCGGTAGCCATGGCGAGCGACGAATAGACTTCGACAATCAACACCGTACGGCACTTTGACCGAAGGGACTTGCCCCAGGTTTGGGTCAAGGTGTGTCATCCTTCTCGTTACAGCACCGAGCGCAATGACGCGCCCGTGTACAACTCCGTTCTTCTCCTTCTTCAGCCAAGCGTTATCCCCCTCCGCTAACTGAGAGATACGCTTCTGTACAAGAAGGTACTCAGCAATGAGCTTCGCTTCGGGGTAGGGCAGTCGGCTGATGATGGAGTCATCGATCTTCGAGTGACCCTTGTCAGTGAACTCAGTGGGTACCCATCCGAATACGTTCTTGAGACGGTCGATGATATGGTGGTTGTTACCGGGGTTGAACTCCACGGTAACGTACTTCTGCACAGGCACGCCCTTCACGTAGCCACGCTTGACGTTGTCCCGCTTGGGAACGAACGGCTTACCCTTGGCTCGTTCAAAGGGAGGGAACGTGATGCACAACTCCCGGCGCAACTCCTCTCGTCTAGCGGAGAGGCGAGCGTATAGGTCAGCACCGCCGCGTACGTCGAAGGCGAACCCACGGCGCATCTGTCGGCTGATGATCCGCTCAACGTCGTGTTCGAGCTTCACGCATTCGTCGGAGTATCCATCAGGCTTACCCCTGTTCCACTTGGTCAAGGCCCTGCGGTAGAGCGCGGTGGTAACAGCCACGTCCTGTTCGCAGTAGTCTTGCATCACCTGAGACCATTCCTCGAAGCCGCCGTCGTACTCGGTCTTGAGGATACCCATCCGATAACCGAATGCTTCAAGGGAGTAGGAGCCACGGCGTTTCTTGGGGAGAGGGAAGGCAGGGTTGCGACGGTACTGTTCGTCGTCCCTGCTGTCCATGTCGGGCCAGAACAGGCGAGACATGATCAGGGTGTCGTGTATCTCTGCCTTGGGTTTGAACCAAGGGTAGACCTTCTGGATGGCGGGGATATCGAACGAGATGATGTTGTGGCCGACGAGAACGTCAGCCTTCATCAGTATCTGGAGGGCGCACTCAATGTCACGGTACGCGCCGTGATCGTGACATGACCACACTTGTCCTTCTTCCTCGTTACGGATCACGATGCAGTGGATACGATCCATCGTTTCGATGAAGCCGTTGGTTTCGATGTCGAAGATAAGTGTGGTCATGTAGTCTCCTTAGT